TGTCTGGTACTGCTGAGCAGCTACGCTTCCGGCTTTTTCATATTCGCCTTTTTTCTCTTCGGCTGCCTTTGCTCCGGCGGACGCCATCTCGCCACCAGCCTGTTCAACGCCAGACTGCTGATCTTTAATTGAATTCTGGGTTCCTTCTCCTACAGCAGTACCAACATCTTCACCTGCAGACTGTGCATCTGCTGCCTGCTGCTGGATCAGTGCCAGAAGCTCCTGCATAGCGGATACTGCCTGCGTACCACCGGCATTAATTCCTGCCTGGATTTCTTCCGGAATCTGGATACCCGCTTTATTGGCGATTTCTGCCACGCCCTGGATTGTTCCTTCAATAGTCCCGTTCAGCTGATCTATTGCCTGCTGAGGGGTTATCTCACCGCTTGCAATTCCATCTGCAAGTCCCTCTGGGATCTGTACACCACATTCCTGCGCCATCTGTACGGTCTGCATGAGGGATTCCTGGGTGGCTGCTGGAAGCTCAGCCCAGCCTTCCACTGCTGAAGCAACGGCGTTATCAATGGACTCGCGCAAATCAGAAAAATCAATATCTGAAGAACCAAGATCTCCCATTGTCATCTCATAGGCGGTCTTATTAGCTGCCATTACAGTTGCTGTATCTTCTGATATATCCATGGCATCAGTCCACTTTTTGGATATGCCTTTCAACTGTTCTACGCCGTACTCACCCTGATTGTCCAGAGTCCATACCATGTGCTGGAGCATATTAGCTGCATCAGTTCCCTGATCCTGGATTGCCTGGATAAATTCTGCTGAAAAGATTGCCTGCCCGCTCTCGTCTGTGGCTTCTTTGAGGCGCTGAAGATTCTGCTGATAGTTCTGGATTCCATCCACCCAGGACTGCAGGTTCTCATTCATCTGTTCTGTGGTAATATCATCTCCACCGTCAAATTTATCAGCAAAACTGATTTTATCCTGCAAATCAGCCTTGATAGAATCCATGGTGGAATTGTATTCATCCAGGATCTGACGCATGGCAGTCTTAGCAGCATCCGCGGCTTCCTGGGAGCGTTCCATAGTTTTGTTGAACCCTTCCAGGGCTGTGCCAGCTCCTGCTGCCGCCAAGCCGGTTGCTTGGATTGCATCAGCATTATCTTCTTGTGCCTTTGTATTGTCTTCTGTTGATTCAGTATTATCCTTTTTTACTTTTGTAATGTTTTCTGCACTTTTGGCATATCTTTCCTGTTCTTCCGAGCATTTATCAATTGTTTTTTGATTTTCCTCAATTGCTTGAGAATATCCTTCCATTTTCTCTGCACAATCAGCTATGCTCGTAGCTGCTATTCCAGTTGCATCACCATATGCTACTGTTCTTCCATCAATACCATCCAAACGTGAATCCAATTCGCTGCTACTATCGCTTAGATGTTCCATAGCATAATTAAATTCATCCTGTGTTATTGCACCTTTTTTTAATGCCTCTGTATAAAGTTTTGTTTTCTCTGTTGGAAAATCAATATCAACTTGATAACTTGGATCTACGCTGGCTTTCTGTCTTTCCTCTTGGAGCTTTACAATTAATTCTCTCTCTTTTTCCAAGAGTTCCATTCTATCTTCAGTGTTTTTTTTCTGTTCCTGTGCTTTATCCAGCTGGACCTGTGCCGCTAAAGACTCATTGATTAAATCCTGTGTGGCTGCAATTACCGCCTGTTGGATTGCTGTTTGCTGATAGTTTTCTACCAGTTTTTCCAGCTCATCATTAGTTACACTCAGTTTATCATTTTCATCATCATAAGCACCAGCCAGTTCTGGAATGGACTGTGACAATTTGTCCACGATGGATGCCATTTCCTGTTTCTGGACAGCTGTTCTATCTTCAACATTATTTAACTCTTCCAGTCTGTCAGCCAGAGCGCCTACATTTTCCACTGAATTCAGGGTTCCGGTAAACTGATCGTCAATCGCCTGTACATTATCTGCAACTTTCTGGGAGGATTGTACAACTTCATCGTACATTTCTTCCATTGCATCTTTTTGAGGTGTAATCACGTCTGTTAAGCCAGATACAATATCAGTAAGCAGTTCCACACCATCCTGCAAAGGACCTGAAATGTAATCATACGCCGCAATTCCCAGTCCCTCAGTAGCAGAACTAAGCTCTGTCAATTTTCCCTGCAGATTATCCTGCATGGTATCTGCCATATCAGAAGCAGCACCAGAACAATTTCTCAGACTCTCCTCATAGCCAGCCACCTGATCAGCGCCGGTATTAAGAAGCATGTTCAAGCCCTTAATGGAGTCAGACGTAAAGGTTGACATGAGAGCCGCCTGTTTCTGTGCATCTCCCATTCCATCTGTAGCATTTTCTACATCTTTTAGGACGTCCGTCATGTCGCGGAAGTTTCCGTTGGAATCCATGACTTCTACAGAAGTATCACCAATGGCAATCTTTCCGTCCTTCATCTTACTGGTCAGATCTCTCATTATGGCAGCAAGGGAGGTACCAGCTTCACTGCTCCGGAGTCCGTTGTTTGCCAATGCTTCCAGGAAAGAGGTAGTGGTCTCAATGTCCTGACCGGCGGCATTCATATTGGCACCACAGTTCTTATATGCCTCGCCCAGCTCTGCTGCTGTAGTAGAACTGTTTGCTTGTGCATATGCCATCATATCTGCTAAATGAGTTGACTGTGAAGCTTCCAGATTAAAAGTACTGATATTGTCTGTAACAATCTGGGATGCATCTGCCAGATCCATATTGGAAGCGGCTGCCAACTGTAGAACGCCATCAATACCAGAAAGAGTCTGGTTTACAGACCATCCGGCCAGGGACATATTTGTCATCGCGTTGGCTGCTTCCGTTGCAGAGAATTTCGTACTACTTCCAAGGCTCTTTGCCTTATTTTCCAGTGCTTCCAGCTCTGATCCGGTTGCTCCAGAGATAGCCTCCACTTCACTCATTCCAGCTTCAAAGGAACTTCCGACTTCCACCACATACTCTGCTGCTTCCTTTGCCTTATCACCAATTGCCGAAATAGCTTCTCCTGCAAGTTCCAGGCCCTTTGCTGCTAAAGCTTCTCCAAAACCTTCCTTCAAGCTCTCTCCGAACTCTTTCGTAGTAGTGATAACCGTCGTTGTTTCTTTTCCATATTCGTTTATGCTCTTTGCGCATTTATCCGTAGCATTTTGTGCTTCCTGCAGATACTTCTCATTCTGTTTTAAAGCCTGGTTATTTTTTTCTATATCATTCTCGGCGTCACTAACTTTTTTAGACCAGTCCGATACTTTTCCTTCGCACTTCTGGCACTCCAATCCCTGTTTTTCAACAGCCTTCTGAAGGCTTTCCACTTCCTTTGACTGCAGCTGATACTCTTTTGTACCATCCTTTCCAGATTTCTGCATGTTTCCCTGGGCTTTTTCAGCATCTTTCAATGCCTTGGAAAGTTCTTCATATCTCTGCGCCGCTTTCTGCGATACCTTCTGTGCATTTTCCAGTCCTTTTTTCGCAGACTCCGCCCTTTTCTGATAACTCTCAGTCTGCTTTGACAGGTTTTCCTGCTTTTTAGTCAGAAATTCAAGAGAATTGGCATTTCCCTTATATTCTGTGCTGAGTTTTTTCAGTTCAGAGTTAAGCATTGCACTTTCTTTTTTCGCATTTGATACGCCCTGTGAAAATTGTCTTTCTCCGTCCAGTGCAAGTACAATTCCAATTTTCTTTCCTGCCATAGCTAGTCCTCCCAACAAAAAATCCACATAAAAAGAGCACCTCAGACCGAGATGCTCTTTTTACATGGATTTTTATTTATACTTATTTCTTGGATATTGGGACTTCATCAATGTGGGTTTTATACACCACCGGTGATGTAACCCATTTGATAAATTTCTTTATCAGAGTCCCTATCAGTATTGCTAATAATAACAATACAAACAATATTACCAATAACATATGCCACCCACCTTTCTGTTTTTCTTAATTATAATCCGCAGCTCTGTAAATTTCAATATCATTTAACAGAGCTGCGGAAGAAAATCAGAAAATGGTGTCCAAATTTAACTCTTCGTCCTTTTTTCTTAATCCGTTATAATCCAGATACTCATTATAGATCAGATAAAATTTCCGAAGTGTCATCTCAAGCACCTCTTTTTCACTATAATTTAGTACCTTACATCCCACATACAGTAACCGGGCTACGTTTATAGCCCGGTCTCCTGGTTTGGGTTTTCTTCCTCTTCGTCTTCAGTATCTTCACCGTCACTGTCAGGATCCGGCATGGAAAATCCATATGCCTCCAGCAGAGTAATTGCTATCTTTTTCATTTCAGCTGGTTTTATAATCCCGTCAATATCTTCTGCTTTTACTTCCTTGCCTGTATCTACGGTAAGAAACGCAGCAATAACATTATAAAATGTTTTTACGTCTTCTGAATCAGTTTTGAAATCTGCCACCCTCGCAATTGCCGGCATAGTTTCCACTAATGCTTTATTACAAGTTTCCTGGATTGCTTCAATTGCTCCAATGGTGAACAGGATATTATATTCCTGTCCACCGATAACGACCGGAGCTCCTATTGGTCTTAAGTCGCTCATATGATCTCCCTCAATGTTTACTCAGTAATTGCTGCCTGTTTTTTTAGCCATGCTTTCGCTTTAGCTTCGCTGTCAAATACGAGTTTTTTACCGATTGACATCTTGCCATCAACTTCCACTGGGTATGCTTTACCTTCAATGGTGGCAGTCTGGAAGTTTGTAGTGTCACCTTTTGTCTCTGCATTTTCTGTAGGCTCACTATGCTGGACTTTGTACAGCCAGATAACAGTGAAACTAACCACACCATTTTTCTTTCTGCGCTTATAGAAACCAACTCCAAAGTATGGAGCTTCGTCTTCTGATCCGATTTCAATGCTCTCAGGAGTTCCTTCCTGACCTGAATCTCCTGCTGCCTCTTTTACATATGTATGACCAAGCAGTTTCGCCTGTTTCTCCAGAGACAGATCGTCAATGCCAAGAGAAGTCCCCATGTCTCTTATGCTTTTATCAGTCTCAGCTACTCCATCATCTGCAAAAAGCTCAACTTCGTTTTTATTCGGTGTTCCAGTAAAGTTGATTGCTTTCGCAACAACGAAACCTTCTGTGTACTTGTTTCCTTCTGCCCACTTTGCTGCTACAGGATTTTTCATACCAATATGTGCCATGTGCTATTCCTCCATATCATAATCATTTTCAAATTCACATTCGAATACAATGTGTCTTGTTTTATTATCTGGTTCCATCAATACGGTTACATCAGGATACGTTCCACCTTCTTCCAGGATTGCCCTGCGAATTTTTCTTTTTGCTTCCAGGTAATCCTTAGTTGATGGCAGGAAATAATGAATCTGCATTGAGGATATATCCTCTATCGGCTGATTGTCCGCGAATAGTTCTGCACCATCCTTCACATAATTAAAGGTAATATATTCACTATTTCCACCGCCAAAGAAATCTGATGTCACCGGAATGCCAAGAGGCTTCAACGCATTTATTATCTTTTGATTTATTGTCACAGCTTGTCCACCTCCGCGCCAATTACCTCTTCCATAACCTGCATTACTGCATTTTCGCTTTGTGCTACTGCTGCCGCGCGTACAGGTCTTGGCTCCTGGCCGTGTGACCTTACACCATATTCCAGATAACCCATTTTTTCAGCATTTCTAAAACCATTTTTATCAGTTCCATTGGGTTTTACCACAGCAAACACTCCGAGACTATTGTCTCTTGCGTTTGTAGCAGCTATGGAAGCTTCCAGTTCGCCTGTTGAATACGGTTTTCCGTATTTATCCCTTCTGTTAGCTGCGGATCTGATCTGTGTTTTCAGGTTTTTTTCGACAATTGGGGCGGCCTTATTCACTGCTTTTTCAGCCATTTCACAAGGATTTGCCAGCTTATTCAACATCTCTTCAACATCTTCAAAACCTGTTATCGTCATCCTTGCCATTGTCCTACCTGTGCTTTCCCACGTTCACGCATCTGACAAGTCAGCTGCACCTTCATGGATTTATTTTTCTGATATCTGCGCTTTATATCATAAATTTCACCTGTAGACTCATCCACCAGGAATGATTCTCCAGAATAATTACACGCCATGATCTCAACAACCTGGTCTGCTGTATAACCATTCTGTTTCGCAAGAACCTCATCATCCCTGGTACTGTCGCGGAAGTCTGCCGGAATACCACCGATAAATTCATATGTTTCCTCCATCATGATTCCATTATCATTTATCGTTGGATCATTTTTCTTTACCGGCAGCGAAATACTTTTATTCCACATCCAGGTCACTTCCTTCCAGTGTCATGCGAAAAACTTTTTTTCGGTACAGATCCAGATACATTCGAGTATCTGAGCGGTCATTTCCAAGATATGCCTTTACATATAAAGTCACAGCTGTAAGGACTCTCGGATCATCCGTATCCTTCTTTAGAATATCAGGAGGCACACCGGAGGTCTTCATGTCCTCCAGTGCATCTGCAATATAGTCGCTGATATCATCGTTATACACATTAATACCTTCTGCGATTCCACATCGTTTTTTTATTTTTTCCAGCATTTACTCACCATCATTTCAGCAGCAGATAACCATTTACAAACGCTTTCTCATCTCTTACTTTGACATCCTCTCTTTCAATAGCACGGTAAATAGTCAGATCTTCCTCGAATGCGTTAAGTGTACCGATAGATGCAATATTGGAAGTCATGATCGTAGTTTTCGCACGATCAAAGTACCAGATACCTTCTTTCAGATCTCCGATTATAATCGGAATCTTGGTTTCACTGATTTCAAAGTAACCTGCAATTTCCGCTTTTTTAGGTTCTTCTACTTCTGTATATACTCCTTCTGCCTCTTTGTAATAAATTTTTCCTGCTTTTACATCAGTATCTGTCGTCTTTGCATATGTCGGTGTGCTTGACAAATCCTCGTTCGGGATAACTTCAACCGGTATATATGTCCCTCCAACAGCAAGTCGCATCTGCATGGTATCTTTTGGATCTGGTGCAAGAAGGTATCTTCCATTGGTATCCTTCAAGGTATCTAAGTACTGTAAGCCATCATCATTTGTAATAATTTTCGAAGACTGCTTAAACGCAGATCCGAGTGTTACATTAAGCGCCTTTTTAATATCATCCAACCCGCTTAATTTCACTTCTTTTTTGGTCTTAATCGCATCCATGATCAGATTGTTCTCAGTTACTCTTGCCTCATCTCCAATCCACTCAATGAGTGTAGAAGCGATATTTGCATCACTGTCAGCCAGAAGCTCATTGGTCACTGGGAAATATCCTGCATATTTACCGATTTCATAATCAATCCGCTCAAACTGTGGAGTATTTTTTGCACCAATCTTACCTCCTTCACCTACTTTGGTGAATCCAGTCTGCTGAGAGCGCTTTTTAAATGTTCTGGAACCCTTTTCAGTTTTGACAGATTCTTTACGGACCAGCTGGCCTAAGGAAAACTTGGACTCTTTGTATTTGTTGATTCTGGTCTGGATATCCTCTGGAACAGTATAGCCTCCATCTGCTTTTGAGCCTTCACTCATGGAATTCTGTACGTGGAACTCTGCTCTGGCAGCCTGCGCAAACTCTGCCGTAGAATCTTTTGGTGTTCCTGCAGGAACCTTACTCTCCGGCACGGCTGCTCCATCGTCCAAGTCTTTCAGAATATCAAATTTA